TGCAGCATTAAGAGCATTAATTCCTGGATCATTACCTTTATCAATTTGAGCTTCATAATCTTTTAAATTATTGCCTGATGTTTCATCTATTTTAAGAGCTGATAGTTTTGCATGAGATCTTAACTTTTCAATCTTTTCTATAGGTAAAGTAGAATTTGCAACAACATCATTAATCTTTGCTGGATCACGATCAAGTGTTCTTAAACCTTTATAATAATCTACATCTTCTCTAACTTTGTTTTTTTCTTCTGCAGCTTTTTTCCCATAAACTCTATTATAAACATCAGATTCTAAAATAGTATTAAGTTCATTTTGTGCATTAGATATTTCAAGATCAGTCTTTCCATAAACAATAGATTTTTTTAAACGATCAGTATTTGCTTCTACTGCAAGTCTATTTCTTTCTAATAAATTATTAGTAGAAGAGTTTCTAATAAGAATAGAATCTTCTACAGCTTGTTTTTGAAGAAATGCTTCAAGTGATCTTTTAGCTAAAAAACTTTTAGTAGTTTGTGAATGATAATCTTGAATCTTTTTAAATTCTTCTTTATAATATTTATCTGCTTGATCAGGATCTTCCATTTTAGATGCATCTTCTTTAACTTTAGATAAACCTGGAATATTTTCATCGCCATTATATATCTTTTCTTTTTTCTCTAAAATTTCTGTATCGGCTTTTACTTTTTCTTTTTCTATAATAAAATCTGTAACAGCTCCGGTAAATTTAGATGAGGCAGCTCCAAGAGCTGATGCTGTTTCCATACTAACTCTCATACCAGGAGTTGTTTGTACAGCGCCTATTTCTTCTGTGGGTCTAATTTGAGATTGATAAATTTTAATTGCCATAAATTATTATTTTCTTGTTGCGGTTTGGTAATTGCCTAACAAAGATGCTCCGGCTTTAAAGTAACTTACAGTTTCAGCAACTTGTCCACGATATCTTTCAACTCTTGCTTCAGCTCTTCTCATTACAGCTTCATTTTCTAATTGTTCTTTTTTAACAAGAGCATTATATTCTAGCATATCTCTATCTCTTGCAAAGTTTAGAGCATTATCCATAAACACTCTTAAACCAGTTCCTTCTTCTGTAACTCCTCTTATTGCATAACCAGTTCTAATGTCTCCAGTTGATTTTGTTTCTAGTGCATAAATTTGTGGTAGATCAAATTTTTCATAAACTTTATATCCTTGCTGCGCTCTTTGTTCTAAAACAACAGCATCTCTTTCCATTAAAGCTGCATTAGCATTAGCTATTTTTTTCTGCGACTGTCCAGTTATTAGATCACCTACGAATGACATATCAATAAATCTTTGCGAACCTTATGTAATCAGCACCATCTGGTCCATAATGTTTCATTAAACCCTCTGATTTTAAACCTAACCATTCAGCAAATTTTATCCCTAAAACAAAATCTGCTTTTACAGCGGTTTGTAATCTTTTCACTTTATAAGTTTTTGTTAAAATATCTAGTTTTTTTTTAACGTGTCTTGCAATAGATATAGGATTCTTCCATACATCATTAGTTGCCAAAACCCATCCCTCAGCAACATTATCCCATAATATACCAATACCGCCTGATACCACAATCTTTCCATCTTTAATAGCAGTAAATGACATTCCTGGTATTTCTAAAAATAATGCATATTTTTTAAATTGCGGTGCAATCTGAATAGCAGGATCATTCATTGGATTGCTAATAATATGATGTGCATGTTCCTTTTTAAAAGGAATAATATTAATGTTATCCATCATTAGTAATCAATCTTGGATATAATGATAATATTGTCATAGGTAGAGCTTGATCTTGTATTACAAAAAGATATCCATCAGTTTCAAAGTTACCTCTAAATTCAATTTTCTTATCTCCAGTAAATAAAGGAACAGCAACATCCATAGATGCAGCAGAAGATCTAAATGGTATTTCTTCTAAGTTAGAAGTATCTGGACCCACCTTAGCTCCGACTGTTTCGTAAAATCTTAATGTAACATCAAATATTCTTTTTGTTTTTCCTTGTGAAGTTCCATCTTGTGATCCAACATCTAATCTCATTGTTTGTAATGTTGATGTATAACCTAATCCAATTTTTGCAGCAGTTGTTGTTCTGTCTAATGTAATAGATCCTGAAGATACAGTTTTATTAGGATGTGTTGATCCATTAGCAATAACAGTTACAGACTGAGCTTCAAGATGATCTAATCCAGTTAATGTGCTAGTTGCAGATCCTGAATAAGATAAACCACTGTCAACAAATTGAAATTGTGTAAGTGAACTATCAAATTGAAATGGTGTAAAATATTCTACATATCTTCTTGTTACTCCATTTATTGTTCTTTTAACAATAACCCAAAGTTGATCTTCATCAGTTCTATTATAAGAATTTCCAGAAATAGAAATAACACTTTCAACAATACCATGAGTTGTAGCTCCAAAAGATCCACCTAATTTATGTTGATGCCAAGCAACAACTTGTTCTGATCTTTGATATGTTAAACCAACTAAAATTCCATCTCCACGAATACCCCAAATAATACTATGTGGTTCTTGTTGATATGTTAGTTCATCTAATCCAGATAAGGTAACGTCTTCGGCTAGGATAGTCATGTCTGGTGCTACATATCCATCTGTGTCAAAATTATAAGCAAGTTCTCTTAATTTTCTTTTAGCACGTTGAACAAATAAAGTTGCATTACCAACTGATAGCGCATCTATATTTGATGCTCCATAATTAGATTGTTTTTTAATATTTATATTTGTAGGTGATACTGCAGTTCCTGTAGAATCTGAGTTTAATGTAAACTCACCACCTGATGTTAATATAATTAATGTTCTTGTTGCTTTTAAAGATTGTATGACGTTTACTTGGTTTGATGCTATTGTATAAATCATTGCATCATCTGCAGCTACAGTTCCTCCTCTATTTTCATGCATGTTTTCATAATCTCCTGATCTTGAAAAAAATAATGTTTGTGGTTGATCACTTGTTCCTGCAAATACTAATCGTTGTTCATAAAAGGTTACGCAAGAAGGATGACCAGTAGTGTCTGAAAAAGCGCCTAATGCCCACGCAGTGGTAGTAGAGGAAGAACCCATATCTTTTAAAACTGTTGCTGTTACAACTGTTGTGCTAGTAATAGCTGTGATCTCACCATAACCATCTCTAAAAGTAAAAAGTCTACCAACATCAGTAGATTGAAAACCTGTATTATTATTAATTCCAGTTATAGCGGATGCTGTTAATGTTCTTCCTGTTCCAACAGTATGTGATGACATACCAAATGTTGTAGTTGTAATATTATCATCTAAATAGGGTCCATCAGTAAAATCTACTTCTGTAATTGTCCAGGATGTATGTCCAGTTCTAGATAATTTTTTTACAGAATAATCAGGATGACATAAATACATAACATCAGCTGACTGAGCATATTTAATGTTAAATAAATCTGCAGTTAAATAAGTTGTTGTTAATGTATAAACTCTATTTGCAATACCACCAGATGTGTATGCAGTATAAGATGTAGTGTTTACGTTATTACCATCTATATCTTGTAACTGAAATGTATTAGTTGCAACACTTGCTACTTTAAATCTTTTACCATTAACTTGTGTCATTCCCACAACACCAGTAATAACAACAGTATCTCCATTAGCAAAACCATGAGTTGCTGATGTAACAACACCAGGATTAGCTTGAGTAATACCTGTTATAGTTTTATTAGCTTCTAATACAGCTCCATTATCTTTATAAAAACGAATATAATTATTTCCAAATTCTAAAGCATAAGATTGTTCAGTTGAAAATTCAAAAGGGATTAATCTTGTTTTTAAAGAAGATGTTTTAACTTCTGCTGCGAAGGTAGTTCCTGGTCTTCGTGTAACCGAACCATGAGGTTGAACTATAAAATTTTCTAAAGTCTTGCAGCCACTAAAATATTTTTGGAAGTCTGTTCTTCCTTCCATACGATCAGATAACTGACCCCCAGTAAAGTTAGTAAGAGCTGTTGATACTCTTGCCATAATTAAAACCTACTGTTGATAAATTCGTCTGATAATATTACATCAACTTGACCCATATTAGGATCTGTGTTTTGACCCTCTGTAGCATCAACGTGTTTAGCTTCACCTAATTTATCTTTATAAATTTCTTTCATTGTTGTTACTAATGTAGCATTAGCAGTAACAGCAAAAGCAATATCAGCAGCTAAAGCAGCTGAAATAGTTTCAGCAAGTAATGTGTCATATTCATTTGGATCGGTAACTAATTTTACATATTGAAGTTTTATTGGAGATACGTTTGCCATTATTTTTCTACCTTCAATTTTATAATCATAATCATAATCAGATATTGTAATAACTCTTAAACAGTCTGATGGTAATGTAAATTGTTTAGCCCAGCCCCAAGCAGGAGTTGCTGTGTCTGCTGCAAGCTCTTGTCTTGCCATTAAACAATTCCAGGCATGAGATCTAAATACCGCATTACGAATACTTTCATATCTTGCATTACAAAGTCTTGCATTTTTAGAATCTTCTGTAAGTGAAAGGATTGTTGAAGCACCAAGCTGGTTTAATGCATTATTACAAATTTCTACAACTGATGCCATACTAATCTTTTTTTATTATATATTTACGTCTTAATTGTCTAGGTTTAACTTTAGCAAATATCTCTGCTTCTGTTAGTTCTAGACTTTTATCAAAACCATGATGTGCAGTTGACGTATGTTTAAATCTATCAACTAGAACATAGCGATAGATATAATCTTTATTTTGTAAATGTAAAATTGTTTTTACGTTGTCAGTCTTCTTCATAATAAACAGTGGGGATTTTTAGTCCCCACCATTTAAAGTAGTATTATTCTACTACGTATCTTACGATTAATTGAACAAGACCAGATGCTGATCCACCAGCTAGCGTAATGCTAATTGGTAATCCATCTTGGTTTGCATCAACTACTGATCCAGATCCTAATGCTTGTGTAGCAAATATATCTGTTCTAGCAGCAGAAG